TAGTACGAATTACTAGCTTAGCATAGGGGGGGTGGTGTGGTTTTAGCCAGTTTCACAGGCTCTGGGGTTGTGGGGGTTCATTCGTAATTTTTTTTGTGAAATTTTCGAGATATGAGCCACATTCAGTTGTTTTTAAGTTTGCATAAACCACATATATGCAACATAACTTTATATATTATACACATAATATCAACATATTATTATGCAGTAAGCAACATAATACGCACATATTATATGTAACAAAAAATCCGTTTGTATTATAAAGGTAGCCAATAGATAGAGAATCCACTGCTGGCTACGGTTGTGGGTCGACTGCTCTGTCTAACTACGGGTTAACGCAAGATATATAGATGGTATATACATAGAAATGACTAGCATTAACTATGGTTGTAGATACGGTGTGTTCAATGGTGTGTGCTATGTGATAGCAGTGGATTGAAGCACAGTTATTTCATATCAATCTGTTTGTGAAAATAAGTATCTACTTGATGAAATGTACATATATCAGATGTTGAATAGTGTCCATTTTCATTTGGTTTGAGTCTTATTGGTTTAGCATTAAGCTCAAGGATTTGTGAGATTACTAGAGAAGCTGGAGCGTTGCTATCGAACTCAACAACTACTCCATTGTCTAGTTGTATTAACATACTAAGCCTTTAATTCAAAGTGTGGATAGTCTTGTAGTGTGTGCTCAGCAATGTCACCATCGCCATCCCAGTCTGCACCCCATACAAGCTCTACTCCTAATCTCTTAGCACATTTCATAACAACATCTTTTTGTTTATAAAATCTATCTAAATTGTTCCAATCAACTGGATATGGACAAATGTCGATAGCAAGGCTTGGAAGATGATTGTGTTTAGATTTTTTAACAGTACCATCTTTATCGGTTACAGTTTTACCAGTCTTAACCCATCTTCCATTACTAAAGACTCTTCCTTGTTTATAAAGAGCTAGCTGCTCAGATGGAGTTCTATGTCCAAATACTATAGTAATGTCAAGCTCTTTAATAACTTCTAACATTACTCTTTTAATATCTGGATGACATGTATCTAATTTAGCTAAAGAAGCTTTACCAAAATTAGGCATTGAATGTCTCCTTTCTAAGTTCGTTATATGCTTCATTGAACATATCAGCTCTAGTTGGATTAGCTTTTGATTTAGCTATTCCATCAATCATAATAGTTGCTATATCTTTTGTAATACCATCAGATGTATCAGTTAATAATCTATTAATACCATATCCAATGGCAGATTTAGCAACCTCAGTTCCAGCAACTCTTAAGAGAAATTGCAATATAAATGTTAACATAAGATTCCTTTACTTAATAACAAGACCAAGTAATGCAACTATTACTGCGCTAATGACAATCCAATTAACTTTCCTAAGCGAATCTTCAATATCATCAAGCCTAGCATTTGCAACTTTTTGTCTTTCTTGAAGAACTCCAACTTCTGTGTTTACACGATTATGAAATTCATCACCTTTCTCTATACTAGCAGCAAGCTTATTAAGCGTTGCATCAAGATGAGTTAACTTCTCTGCTAATATAATAGAATTTACGTCAGTTGTTCTTCTTTCTTGAAGTGGTGGTGGCATAAATTGTCCTTATTTTTTCTTTGGTTTACAAGCCATATTATTCTCCTTTGTTTCTGTATTCTCTTATAGATTTATATCTAGTCTTGTCATATGGTGTATCGTACTTAGGAGTGTCTGTGTTGTTCTCGCTAGTAGCACTGTATGTGCTTTCATTAGAACCTATGCTAGAGGTATCATTATCTTTCAGATAAGTCTGTTTGTCATCAGATACCTCGCCTACTTCATCAGAAGCAAATGCATCATATATCATCTGAACTACTCCACGATTATCAACATACTCTCCATCAGAATTTCTATATGGAGCAAGTCTATCTTTCCATAACAAGTCAGGCTCAGTTATTGGATTACGAACTACTTCATCATCCATATAGTATGCTCCTTGTTTGTAAAGGTCTCTGTATACTCCAGGAATTAACTTGTGTATATTTCTAGTTTCATATAGAGCACCATCTCCAGTTACGAAACCATATGGCATATCAACTAAAGATTCAACTGGAGACACAGAGCTAAGATGTGTATTAGTCTCATCACTAAGATATAGAATACTAAGAGCTATAGCAGCAGCTTTTAATGGATTATGCTTAACAGTTTTAGCAACAGCAGGCAATACAGAAGCAGCCCACTTAGCAAATACAGCTAATCCATACTTATCAATAGCATCAATAAACACTGGAGCTATCTCATCCATTTGACCGAACATATCATTTGTTCTCATCATAGCATCGATATTGTTTGAACCAGAGTCTTTAAATCCACGGTACATCATATATCTAGCTTGGAAGTCAAGGTAAGAGAAAGCGTCCTTAGCAAATCCACCAGTTATTGCATTTTGATTAAACATAATTTCATTTGTTATTCTATCTAAATGTCCACCAGTTAATTCACTAAGCATATTATTAAGCATTGAACCATTAGTTCTAACACCGTCTAATGTATTGATCGACAATCCATCTTTAAGCATTTGTACTGCTTCATTATCTCTATACTTAGCTATAAGTTCAGGAGTTAATTTACCTTGTGCAGTAGCTAAATCAAATTCAGCAGTAATAGCTTTGAATTCTCTCCAAGCTCCAATAGCATCTTTATTGTATCTTAATGCCTTCATTGGATTACCGTGAGCTAACATATGGTAGCTATACGACACTAGAAAGGCATTCTTAAAGGAACTTAAATTCTTCAAAACATTACTCTGTTTAAATATTGACACTGTATCTTTAAGTAATCTATCAGCTACTTTAAGACCATAGCTAGTATCAGCATTAGATAAACTAAATTCATTACGACCTATTAGTTTATCTTTGAATTCTTTGTTTACATATACAATTTCATCTCTAGCAAACTTAGGCAATCTATACGATTCTTCAAGTGATAACTTAACGAATCCATCTTGCTTATTTTTACTAAACATAGATTTGAATGTATCATCACTATGTGTCAATATCTCTGTGAAAGTATTTAGTTGAGCATCTTTTCTTCTGAGTGTAGCTTCAGTATTACCAAGCATCATAGCTAAGTCTCGTTTAAGACCCATCTTAGTTCTTGTTTCTAAATCAGCAACATTCATAAATCCTCTAGCAGATACTTTAAGTCCGTGCTTCTCTGCATATTCATAAGGATTAGCAACATCAGTTACTTTAATTCCTTTGACATCTTCTCCAACTTTAGCTGACATACTATCAAAACCAAGTGCTCCTGCTTCAAGTTTAGGATCTGCATCGTGTACATATCGTTTCATCTTGTTATCCCAAATCTTAGGATTATCAAATGAATCTTGTATATACCCTTTTTGCATAAGATTTAAGTCATTAGTAAATGCAAATATAGCAGTACTTCTATCTTTCATGCTTTTGGCAATAGATAGTAAGTCTTGTACTTCAGCAGTATCAACATTCTTAGCATACCATTCCCATCCATCTACATTGTCCATAGCTTTAATTGAAATCATTTGGTCAATGATATCTTCATATCCTTTTAGATTGTAATGTTCAGCTATAACACTAGCATTATTAGCATAGAATCCTCTTTGGTTTTCACCTCTACCTACTCCATCTGCACTTGCATCTATATGCTTTTGCATTCTAGAATATAGTTGATAGTGGTCTGCAAACCAAACATCAGCTTCAGCCTTACTCTTTATACCACGAAGTCCAATAGCGTCAGTAAAGAATACATTTCTCATATATTCATCTTGATTCTTATCTTTCAATAACTTCTGGATATGCTTAGTAAGTCTATCACCAGCTTCATCAGCCAATTTCTTAGACGGTGTTGTTATTCCTAATATTTTAGAAAATGTCTTATGTTCTTTAGAGTATTCATATTTATTCTTAAGATGCTTACCAGTATCACTTATAGAATCCAAGAATTCTTTAAGCATACCTTTATGTTCAGCATTTAAGTTTTTGTTTACTCCATCGTATGCAGTTTCTCCATACTTTTTTGAAGCTTCTCTTAATGCAGATAATTGCTCATCTACTATATGAGATTCTCTCCATTTAGTTTGCATCTCTGCAAATGCTGGATTCTTTTCAGCCATATCGTCAAGAATACTCTCAACTTTATTGTAAACTATAATGTCAAAACCATTAACTTTATCAAGAGTATCTTCTATGGACTTCCATATACCATTAGCTCTTGGAGACATATCTCCAGACTTAGATTTAAAGAAATCAAATATTCTCTTAGCATTACCAGCAAATGAAGCTTTGTCAAATCCAGATTTCATACCTTCGCTAAACGATTGTTTCGCTTGTTCAGAACCAGCTTCAGCATTCTTAAGTCTTTCAGCCTCTTCTAATACTTTACGAATTTCTTCGTCAAACATATCGAACTTACCAGCTTCAGTTTTAATTGCATCATCAATTTGTTCAGATGGAATATCAATAGGCTTTCCACTTGTAATAGCTTCATCTATTGATTTAACTGTAGCAGTACCAGATTCTAATACTTCACTTGCAGTCTGTCCTCTAGTTCCAGAACCGCTAGACATAATGTCATTAGCTAGTTTATTTCTAATCTCTCTAATTCCAGACATCTTAGTTCCAACTGGATATCCTCTTTCAGTGAAGAATTGTCTATCACCTTTAATTGATGATTTAAGATTTGGATTATATTCAACTCCAGCTCTAAATCTATTATACAGATATTCATTAGCAGATTTCCAAGCACCTTTGCTAACTCCATCTGGAGCAGGTATCATAGTTTTCTCACTAAATCCTTTACCTTGAATTGCAAGAGCTAATTGTCTTTCAAATACATCGTCTCCAGCTTTTGGTATAGACACTTTAGTATGAACGATTTCATCAATCATAGCATCTACTATTGTATGATGCTCTTGATTTCTGTGAGTCATTGTAGTCATATATGAAATCATTGTTTCAATCTTAGTCATACCAGTTGCTGGAACCATTTCACTCCAAGGCTTTTTAACTATCTCTTTAACTTCGTTTTGAAAATCTTCTACCTTCAAGAATTCTCTACTTTTATCTTTAAAGATTTTATCTAAATTTCCTTTACGAGGCATATCAATTTTACCTTCACTAAGTTCTTTAATAGCCTTATTACCAAAGTCTTCATCTTGTAATTGTTTCATAAGACTTCTGTATTTAGCATCAACTTCTTTTCGCATTTCTTTTGGATAGGTTATTGCATCGTGTTTAGTCTGAAGATTTAAATCTTTTCTAATTGTACGAGCAATCCAAGCATCAATACTATGAATAAATCTAGGCATTAAAGCCTTAGAAAATTCATCTTTAGTACCATTTACTATGTTAACTTTACCAATAGTTTTAGTTTTTCCACCTGATGTTTCAACTATGTTATAAGTCTTATATCCAGACAATTCTATTTCAACTTTCTTACCGTCAGGTAATGTCCAAGAGAATTTACCAGTAGTGTTAGCTTTAAATACTTCATCCATCTTTTTAGCAAATTCTCCAATAGCAGGAACTTCTTTAGCCATTGCAGAGTAATACTCTTGCACAAACTTATTAGCATTATCCATTGTTTTAAGCCAAGGTAAATCAGCAAGTGCAGCCTCTGCAGTACCTTTCTCCATGGAGCCATACATATCAGGAGTATATACTGTCTTAACATCATCTTTACTTACAGCCGAACCTTTTAGATTCTCAAAGAAACCGTCGTCAGCTTTATTAATATGATTTCCAACAGTCTCTCTGAAGTCAATTCCATCTGCTTTCTTAAATACTCTTTGTGCAAGCTTAACATCTCCAGTGATTACAGATATAAGAGCAGCAACACTATTAACAGCGTCACTAGTCTCTTCTGAATGCTTAATTTTAAAGACATTCTCTTTATCAGTTAATCCTAATTTATTAGAATTATAATCTTTAAGCAATGTATTAAACTCTATATTAGCAGCTTCCTTAGTTTTAGCAACATCTTTTGCTGGAACATTTGGCATATGCTTATCTACAAGCAATATTCTTGCTCTTCCAACATCTTTGAAAAAGTCAGGATTAGCGTCTATATCTCTCTTCTCAGATAGACTAAGTTTATATTCGAAAGGTCTTTCAGCATTTTTACTATATCTATCAAGTATTCCTTTTTCTATATAATCAGCAACTGCTTGTCTCTTGTTAACTATTACTTTGTTTTTTTCATAGTCAAACTCAAATGACTTATCTTTTGCAATACCTCTTTTTTCTTTGATAGATTTAACTGATACTTTTCTAGGAATTACCATTATATCATCATAAGCTTTAGTTCTTGCTTCACCAAATTTACTAACTTCATCAGCAGTAGTTAATTTACCAGCTACTTGTTCTCGTGCAGAGAATTCTTTATCAAGTCTTTTAGACTCTCTAAATGCTAGTTCATCAGACTTAATCTCGCCATTATTGAAAGCAGTCACATCGTACAGTCTGTTTCTATGTCCCTCTAGTTCAGCAACTTCTTGTGGAAATTTATACTTAACATTATCAGGTATATTGTTTATGTCTAGGTTTTCTCTTGGAAATGCAAGTTTTGCCTTAATCTTTAAATCATCAGATGCTTTAAGCATTGCAGTCTTATCGACTTTATCAATTACAGCTTTAGCAATAAGTGGACCTCTAGCATCTTCAGATAGTGAATGATATTTTTCGGTATGATATGCAGCAGTTCCACCAGCTTTATTTTTGTTAGCATCTGATGCAAGTTTAAACTCAGTTTTAATATTACTTGAATAATCTATTGGTTCATACTCTGATATCTTAGCATTTTCAACTTTAGATTTAACTGCATTATCTATATCGTCTTTAGTTGGTATAGTTATGTTATTAGCTCTAGCTTCTGCATCTAATGCTCTTTTTCTATAGAGTTGTTTTTGAGTATCATCAGTAACTTTATCAGCAATTTGATTATACAATTTAGACTCAAATTTATCTCTAAGTTGAACTTTCTCAATATCAGATAGATTTTTAGTAGATTTTATTTTAGCTTCTGTCTTACCATAAGCATCAAGATTGTTTACAGCTTTGTCGAAAGATTTCATTGCATCATCTGCATATGCATCTTCTTGTCCAGCTTTCATACGGTTAAGTTTAAGCGATGCAGCTTGACTATCTCCACCTAAATGAGATGTGAGATAATCACTAGCATACTGTCTACCACCAGTATCAGTAAAGGTTTCTTGTAATTTACTACCTCCAGGTAGAACAACTTCATCTTTCTTCTTAAATCCTTCAAGTCTTCTCTTTTCAGCAATGCTTCTAACCTTAGGGTCTACAACTTCTTGAGTCTTAATACCTTTTTTCATAGTTCTAGTTTTATCAGTAACAACTGCAGGACCACCTTTAGGAGAACCTTCAGTATCTACAACATAATTCTTTAACGATGTTCCAGTGTATTTTTTAACTGCAGTATCAAGACCTTCTACTCCAACTTCTAAAATATCAGCAGCAATCTCACGTGCTATAGGCTTAGCTATTTCAAATGCATTACTAACTTTATCTTTTACTTTTTGAGTAGCAGTTGGAAGCGGAGCATCAACTCCAGTTCCACCGAATTTTCTAGAAGTAAAATCATAAGCTCTCATTAATGGTGCAGTACCAGCAGTACCAACAAATCCTACTGATGCATCAAGTAATGTTCTTTGCGCAATAGTATCTGGGTCTTCTTGAAGAACTGCTCCAACACCAGTTCCTACTGCTCCTAGTTTTAAAGCATTAGATGTAGCATCTTTAAGAAGAGCACCTCTAAGTTCAGACTTATAATCTTGTTTCATAAATTTAAGAGCATCATCAGATACAAAGTGTGCAGTAACATTATCAGCCAATTCTTTAGGCTTAGCATTTAGTGCGATTCTTGTATTGGACATAGCTCCAATTTTATAAAACGGAAGATACGCAACAGCTTCTGCTGCAAGTCCAGTAATATCTGAACCTAGTGTACTTCCACGATTTGCTACTTCTCTTTTAAAATCAAGATTAGCTTTAGTTGCAACATCAGATAACTTATCTGTAATATCTGGAGTAGCATCATATGAAAATGGTTGAGTAATAGCACTTCCAATAGCTTGGAATATGCTAGAGTCTTTGTTTGTTTTTACAAAATTATCTGCAAATCTTTCAGGATTCATAGCATTTTCAATTACATTTCCAGTGCTAGAAATTCCTTTCATTAAAACATTACCAATAGTTGGAGCTATAGTTTCAAGAACTCCAACTTTCTTATCTCCTGCAATTCTACTTGCTTCGTCAAATCCATACTTAAGCTCATTTTCACGCATTTGTTTCGGAGTTAAGTATCCTCCTGTGTAAGCAGGAGCTTTTTCTAAATTAGCCATATAGCAACCTTATTTTTTCTTTTGTTTAATTAAGACGTTATTAACTCCAGGAGCATTAGTCTCATCAATAGTATAATTATCAGCAACAAAGTTATAGAATGCATTTTGAATTTGGTCTTCGTTATAAGATTTAAATTCAGGTCTTCGTGTAATAATATCATTAAATTTATTTGTAGCATCTTGTAGATTTGAAAGACTTTGTTCTCCAACTACAGTTTTTGGAACAATTGAATTACCAATAGAATCAAGTAGTCCTCTTGGTACTTTCTGATGAAATGCATTGAATGCGGTAGCAGGTTTCTTAATAAGTCCACCTTCTACACCACTATCAACTTTGCCTTGAGCAATCTTTTCAGTAGGAACGTGTTTATCAAATATACTAGGAGTAGGACTTCCTTTAGGTTGAGTAATTCCAGTATTAACATTTTGAACCATATTCTGATTCTTAGTATTCTCAAGAGTTACAGCATTTGTTCCATATTGTTTAGCATTTTGCATTCCTGCATCGGCAGTATATTTACTAGACGCTAAAGAATTATTAGATACAAAAGCATCAGCGTTAGCTTTAATGCTAGCACCTTGTACGGAAGCATTAGCAGATACTTGACTAGAAGCAAGACTATACTTACCAGTAATCTCAGCCTTTTCTTTCTCAGTAGTTGCCTTAAGCATTTCGGCTTGATAGTCAGACTCAAGTTTAGACATCTTAGCAGCATAATCTAATTTATGACCAGCCATAGCAGCATCAAAAACTTTTAATGCATTTTCTTTAGAAGCATTAGCTGTAGTATTCGCTACATCTAGAGTTCCTTGATTTTGTAATAATTGTTCTTGAAGCTTATTTTGTGCTAGTGCTGCAGCAGCTTTTTTAGTATCATCTGCAGCAAACTGGTTAGTAACTACTTTCTGCATACCACCTAAAGCATTATTTATAAGCAATGTATCTTGAGCAGTTCCTTGAAAATTGACTTGTCCACTTGGAGCAGCTATGTTTCTATTAAATACCATAGATACTCCTTATTTAATATTCTGAAGTCTAGTTGTTTCTGCAGCTTTGCGAGCATTATAATCAACTTGAGCTTGAGGACTTGTATCTCTAGAAGTCCAATCAATAGCAGACAGTCCAGCCTTATCATCAATAAATTGACCATATTGCTTATTCATCATATCTCTGTTGTAGGCATTGTTAGCTTTAGTTTCTTTAAGAGAAGCTCTAGAATTCATATAACCTAATCCTTGAAATAATGCACTTGCAGTATTTTTAAAAGCATCAGTTCCTACGAAATCTTTAATAGCTGTACCACTACCAGTTAACGGACCCCAGTCAAAGTTGAAGCTTGATGTAGATTCTGGAGTATTTTGTTGAATTCCTGGAACTACAAATGCTTCATTTGAGGTATCTAATATATTATCTACAGCAGGAGAATCAGAATTATATTTGTATGGAGATTTAGCACCATCTAAAACACTAATTCCACCAGCTCCAAGTCCAGTAAAATCAGTAATATTAGACGGAGTTACATAATTACTTGATTGTTGAAGCATATCACTAGGATTGTATTTTGCAGTAGAATAATCAAAACCGCTATCTCCAATTCCTCTCCATAATTCATCAGTCTTTATAGGCTTAACTGGAGCGTTAGGATTCTTTGTTGCAATTTTTCCTGCGTATTTGTTTTTGTTTTCAGGTTTTGCCATATGGCAACCTTACAGTACTACAGATACTGCATATAAAGGTTCATTTACTTCTTTAGCAAAACCTTTTTCATCAACTCCGTGAGAAATTCTTGTCGCTTCTTGTAAGAACTTAACAATTCCTTTTGGCAATAACACTTCAGTGTTTTGTTGAAAGTCAAATGTAAATTCATTAATAGAAACAAATATAGAATGTTTCTTTTCAGCAGAAGATAAACTATGAACTTTAACTTTAGTCAATTCTCCAAGAGGATGAACTTTCTTAGTTTCTGCAGGTTTTTGTGCAGTTGTTTCTGCAGGTTTTTGTGCAGTTGTTTCTGCAGGTTTTTGTGCAGTTGTTTCTGCAGGTTTTTGTGCAGTTGTTTCTGCAGGTTTTTGTGTTACTTCTTGTGACATATTTATTCCTTATGTATTAGTTTAAAATAAAAGGACTAGTTATTACACTAGCCCTTATTGTTTATACTACAGATTAGTTACCTGAAGTATAGTCGTTGTAATGTTTAACAGTTACAACAGCATCAGCAGCGATGTGCTCTAATCTTACAATCCAAGCTTGATTTAAGATTGTACAACCAACAATTGCTTTCCATCCAATAGTACCAACTTGGTTAAGTGGGTCATTAGAACCAGCAGAACCAATAGGTTTAACGATTGTTTGAATACCTTGTTTACCTCTTACAGTAGTTGTTGCATAAGCATCAGCTCCAAAGATAAGAGTTTGTTCTACAATGTTTTCACCAGTAGCATCTACAGTACCATTGTCAAGAGTAATAATTCCCTCGTCATTGTTAGACTCAATGAATCTTACATCCATTAATCTACCAACTTCATTGTCGTGAAGCTTAGCACCAGAATTAGCGTAATCTTCCATATCTTGCCAACCATCTAATCCTCTTAAAGATTCAGTTGTATAGATAGAACATACACCAACATAAGCACTTCTTACAGGCTTAGTACCAATTTTATTAGTACCATCAATCATCATTCCTATTTTCTTAGCACCTTGAGCTTTTAACTTAAGGATAGCTTTTTTAACATCAGCTTTAGTAATGTCTTTAGAACCTGTAATTACAGCTTCTCTTGAAATTGCACCACCACAGTAAACAACATTTGTTCCACCTCTAAGTGCATTTCTTTTTACGGCTTCCATAGATTGAGCAGCGTGGTCACCCATAACATTTAAGAAATCACTTTGAATCTTTCTGAAATCATATAAATCTAATTCATCAGTATATGTTACATAATCTCCATAGTGAGCAACTTCATACTCAACCTCTTCTCTTACAATAGTTCTAGCTTGTTTAACAGTACCGTTATACTCAGCAAGAGGAGTAGTTGTTGGTAAGATATTTTTATATCTAATTGCAAAACCTTTCTTTGTATTGCTATTTGCAGGGATAGATTTAGTTTGTGCATACTTATCCCAGATAAGCATAGGTACAATTCTTTCTAACAATGTTTGGTCATAAACCGCTAGTACTTTAGGTGATACGAAACCAGCTCTTGTGTTTGGCATATTTAATCCTTGTGTGAAAATAAAATTAGTTTTATGTCATTTCGGACATAGAGACTATTCGGCGTCTCTAAAATCCATATCCATCAATTCTGAAGCAGACATATTCCATATATCATCAACACTTAAATCTGAAGCTTTTTTAGAAGTGTTATCTCCACCACCACCAGCACCAGCTTTAGCCCTTAACTCTTGCTCTCTAGGATTTACCTGTCGTTGTTGAGTTGCAGGACCTTGCTTTTGTTGAGGTGCTTGAGATTGTTGTTGTTGTCCAGCGTACATTTTAGCTCCTACTGCGTTGTAATGTTCTAAGAAACTACCACCTACAGTGTGAGTTAATTTTAAAGCTTCAGCAATTACTGGCTGAGCTAAACCATCTTTTACTTGTTTTGTAAAAGCTCTATAATCATTAACATTAGTACCAACTACATCTATAAATTCTTTAGGTAAAGATGGTACTATTCTTGCTAATTCACTAGACAACTCAGCGTCTTTTTGAACTTCAAATGCAGCAATATCTAAATCAGAGTATTCAACTAAGCTTGAAGCTGGAGTATAATCTCCACTGAATTCTTCAACATCAAGTAAATCTACTTTAGCATCAGTTACTAACTTTTTAATAGCAGATATATTACCAGCTTTTAAATCTTTAAGAAGCAATAGGTCTTCTTTTGAAATACCATTTGAATCTAATAAGTCAGGCTTATTAGCAGTAGTATTCTTAAAGTAAGTAGCTAATTCTTCTTTAGTGTCAAACTTTAATTCAATACCATTAACATCAACAATTACAGGGTCAGTTGATTGTGCTTGTTGATTTTCATTACCAGCTGATTGTCCTTCTTTGGAAGTCGTTTCTTGATTTGTGTTAACAGTGATATTGTCTTGAGTTTTAGGTAACTCATCATTTCCTGAATTGTTAATAGGGTTGCTATCATTGTTATCTCCTGTATTTTTATCGGCTTCAGCTTCAGCTATAAGCTTTTCTAGTTCGTTCTCAATTTCATCCATTAATATCTCCTCTTGCTATTTTAGCTAATTTTTCTTGCATATCCATATACGATTCTCCAGGTCTAAGACTAGACTCTACTTGATGAGCTTCAGTTTTTGCTTTCTTCTCTTCGCTTTGTGCAAACTTGTATTGACTATCTGCATTAACTTTAATACCATCTAGTTGAGCTCTATTGGCAGCAACCATTGCAGCACTATTCATCTTGTTAATTTCAGCATACTCACGTTCAAGTTTAGCTTGAGCCATTTGCATATTAAGCTCAACCATTTTCTCTTGCATTGGATTAGGTTGTTCTTTATAAGTTCTAAGTTTAGTTGCATCTTCATACATATCAAACAAATCAAACATTTGAGCAACTAAAGCTTTTATTGCTTCTGGAGGAACTTCGTTATCTCCAAGTGCTTTTGTTTGTTGCATTAACATATTAAGTTGTTGTAGTTTCTGCATCTTAGCGACATCAGTTCCTACAGTAACTATAATACTTGCTTTGTTCATATCTTTAAATGCGTTCAAGTCATAGAACTTCTCAGCCATTACTTCTTCTGTATCATCTTCATCTCCGTTGCTATCAGTAGCAAACAATTCAATTATCTGTTCATCATCAAGAAATACCTCAGCCATTACTAACCACTCTTTAAACATTCTAGATAGTAATCCAGAGATGTTTCTAACAAGTGCAGACATCTTTTGTTGAGACATCGTAAGACCATTTCCATTTGATTTGCTTATGTTATCCTGAGTTAAAGCAGGAGACATAGCAGTAATACCTGACATTTGATCAGTCTCATTACTAACCATTTGTAACATATTGAATACAGAATTTGGAATTGAATTGTATTGACCGTCTGTAATACCGTCAGGTCTATTAACCATTATATAACGATTTCTATTCTTAAGCCTAGTAAACTCTGTAAAGTCTAAAGCTCCTCTTTGAATAAACTTTTGACCATTGTTTGCCAATGCTAAGTTATCAAGAATACCTTTAGTTATACCATTCTTAACATTCTGATTTTCAGAAAGAAAGAATGCCACAGATTTACCCCATAAGCTAGTTGCTCGTTTAGAATAGTTTACTTTATCGTATGGTATTTTACCAGATGGATATGGATTATCCATAACATCTATCAGATGGTCAAAGTCCTCAACCCAATATGCTACTATTGGTATTGATTTACCGTCACTATTAAGGTCATAAAATCCCCAGTAACTAATAAATTTAACTTTCTTTCTACCAAGATTTGAACTTGTCTTGTTTAAGTCTACTCCATATTCTAATGAAGCAGAATCTCTTACAGACTCAAGCACACTACTTGAACTAAATCCATTAGTATTACCATTGTTGATTTTAGTCTTTAATTCTGATAATTGTTCTTTAGAAAATAATCCCATTTCAACAATATCATAGTAAGTCTTATATTCTTTCTCTATGAAGAATTTCATCTCTTCCATAGTTCTTGCAGTATTATCTGGAAAACAGTTCTCATTTCTACATACTCTTGCAGTAGGATGATTAGCGATAGTTAATGTTTTGACATATTCAACATCAAACATACTATTTTCTAATTCCTTGATATAGACAGGGTTTCTGTCGTCTGCAAGTATAGCTTCCATTGGAAGTGTTTTCCGTTCTTTGACATTCCTCTGTTTGTAATTCCATCCAGTTCTAATCCAAGTAGTACCTTCTCTTAGAGCAGTATCAACTAAATCTTCAATGAAATCTTCACGATTGAAGTCTCCAGAGAATGTATTATTTAACCAAGACTCAACTTTATCAGGATATCTTAGTCCACGAATATGTCCAAGCTTTGCAGGATTATTAGTTGATAGGAAAGGCTCAGTTATATTAGGCTTTTGCATCTCTATAATCTTAGCTATTTCCTTAACAAGTAATCTCTTGTTTGGAGCTTGCTTATCTACTCCTTCGTATGCGTCATTCCATCTTGATATCAAGGTGTCAATGTTAGCCTTTGAGCTTTTAGCATTCTCATAATCTTTACTTAAGTCTTTATAGACCTTTTCTTTATCATATGCCATATTACGCCTCGTATGTAGGAGCTACATATTCTGGAAGAGTAGGAATAAGAACAAGTGCAGAACCAGTTTCATATGGAGATAAAGCATCTATGTTAGTATTTAGTTCTGAAACTAAACCAGCAGCAGTACTTGATCCAGAGTTAACTGCAAACGCAGTAACATTAGCTTTGTACTCCGCTTTCTTAACTTTAAGACCATCATCCATACTATACATATCTCTCTTGACTTGAGCTTGTTTAATTAACTCAGAGTTAGTTTGTTCGTGTATTAATTTTAATTGTCTATCAACAAGAAATTTCTTACCTTGCACAGCTTCACTATTTACTTGACTATTTAATGCTTCAAGAGTTAATTTAGTTACGGCATCAACATCTACTGCATATGCATTAGAATGAAACTGTACTAATGCTGTAGCTATTTGCTCATTACTTAATCCAAAAGTTTTAAAGCTCTTGTTAAGTTCTTCAACTCTACTCTTAGACATTGACGCAGATTGATTAACTACAGTTATTGCATTAGCATCAAACTCTGTCTTTAAATGTACGTTCGTAAATTTTGTCATATTTCTCCTTTCGTTTTTGTTCTTTTAAATCATATTGTTGTGCAAACATCTTGTCGTAGTTTGCTCCAATCTTATAATTCTTATATTTTAATGTTAAGTCTTTACGCTTAGCATCTTCGTCCATTTCTTTTTGCTTAGCTTCATAAGCAGCTTCAAATAATGCTTGTTCTTCATCCTCATCTTCTGCTTTAAATTCTAAGTCTAATGACATAGCTTGAAATCCAGAACCTACTAACAGTGCAGTACTAGATATATATCCTTTTACAGTAGGAGTTAAGTAATATACTCCATCAATTAATTGTGAAGTAAAGCTACCATTTTGTACAGATTTTGCAGCAACTGTAGCATCAGTAGTAGTAGTTGCGAAGAATCCTTTCCAAGCTAAGTACGCAGCAAATACAATTATAATTGCACGCATAATCCTTTGCTCGTTTTTACCTCCAATACCAAAAGTTAACAATATTGATAATGTCCATACTGTAACAGTAGCTATAGCAGTCATCTCTCCAGCGTATGCGGCAAGAAATTCTGCAGCATCAGGACGCATTAAAAATATAGCAACAACTGCTAATATCATAACTACTGTAGCATCAGAAGAACAAGGTACAGTGTAGTTTGTCTTTACTCCAAGGAATAAAAATAAAACTATAATCTTTAATTGATTACCAGCAGAATTAAATCTAGAATAATTTAATCTATATTCAAATACATTAAATGATATTGTATCTACATCTACAGTATAGCTTCCATGATAAGTTTCACTTAAATCAAATAGTGCTACAATATCAGAAAAATTAACTTGTTTTATATACGATGATATACTAGCTTCTAGTTTATTCTTATCAAATGTTTCTTGAAGCTTATCTAAATGTGTATATCCAGATTGTAATGAAGCTTTAGCAGCATTAGAACTATCAGATGTTGTAACATATCCAAAACCAAGTTTTACACTATTGAATACTCCAGGATATTCACTAAATGAAGAATCAAATGAACTCTCAAGATTAAAGAAGTCAACTATTTCTACATCTGTAGATGGAGTATATGCTGGAAGCGCATTATACTCTGCAAGTTCAGCGTCAAGTTTAGACTTAGTTTCTTGTAGCCATTCATAGAAGTGGTCTGCAGAAGTTACTATTCCTAATGGTTGAGCATTAGTATATGGAGCTGGCTCAGTATCATCATATTTCCAAAACTGATAATCTTTACAAAACTCATTAATAAGATAGCTGAAGTAACTTCCAGAAGGATTCCATAATGGACTATCTATTGGAAGTATTTGATTATTGTAATAATAATTGTCAACTATATATGTAGAGTATGGATGTTTATTTTCTCCAATGTATGTAAAATATTGAGTACCATAACTATTAGTATAAGATTCCCCATTGATTCCAAGCTTTCCATAATATTCAAAAGTTCCATCAGTATTATTTCCAGCCCATTCGTTTGTGTCTATATAATACTTAATTGCGTGATTAGGATAATATTGAACAGTCCTAATTAAACCTCTTCCATTTTCATTATCATATAGAACAATATTATTGTTAGTAAGTATTGGATTAATATAAGATGGAGTATTGTCATACTTTCCGCCAAATCTAAGCGTACTTGATGATGTTTGGTTTACTGTACTTCCAAGTATTACACCAGTAGATATATGCATATCAGCTATTGAAGCATCAAGAACATACTTATCTCCATCAAAATGAGTTCCAAACTGAATATATAGATAGTTATGATAACAAGATAAAGCTATTTGAGCTTTACTAGAATATGAAGTACTATCAAATTTAGACCTTTTAACATCATTAACAAGTATATTAGTAAAAGGATTAAGTCTATTTCCTGAAGCATAAGAATAAGAACTTCCAGAATATGTATCATATACTTTAATATTATCCATAAACAAATTATAGTTTGTAGTAAACTCAGATATATAAGCTAGTCTTTCAACTCTGGTCATCTAATGCTCCAATCATACGATTTAGACTAATAAATGAAGCACGAATTTGTTTTTTGTATAGCTCATACTTTTCCCAGTCTTTATTCTTAGCTGCATTCTTAAGGTTTATCCAACCTCGCTTAAAGTCTGCTCTAGCCCAATGTGCCTCTAAGAATATCTTAGCAATTTTATCCTCTGGTTTAGTATCAGTAAATACTTCTCCTTTTGCTAGTCTTTCTCTAGCTAATTTAATATTATTATTAAATTCAATAGTATCAAAACCTGGATTTGAAATTCTACTAAACTTAGTAAAATCAAATGGTTCTGAAGATTCATCAACAAGGGTCTGACACCCAATCTGTAAAGTCGTTCCAGGCATCTTTTAATCCATCCTCTATTGGTTTTAGTACTTCATCTTCAAAAGGTGAAAGTAATTCATCTTGGAATACTTCCCATACTCCACCAGCTTCTTCCCATCCTGGAATTGTGTCATCAAGAAATTCGTCAACATTTTCAACTGTTCTATCAAGTTCTTCCCTGATTTGAACAAGTACCCTATGTATTTCACGAATAATCTTGTCACCTAAACATATAGGCTTTTTACTTCCATAGTTCTCGCGAATGTATGGCAACATTTCAACTTCTCCTACTAGTCCATTGTCATTGCCAAATTTAGCTATAACACTTCCAAGTTCTCTTGATAATGGAGCTATAGCCATTTGTTCTGCAATAACACAAGTCTTTGCATTATCCATAAAAGACTTATTGAAGTCCCAATAAGCTATTGTCATAACTATTTCTCACAAAAGATTTTATCGCCTACTTTAGTTGGAGTTTTACATTCAACAAGTACAGTTGAAAAGCATCCACTAAACATTAAACTAATTCCTACTATTATTAAAACTTTTCTCATACTTTATCCTTTTTTATTTTTATTCCAGAAGTACAATCCAAATAATCGTACACCAGCATACATTATATATGCAACTGCTTTACATCTTTCTTTAACACAAGATAGAAGCATTTTATCGGCTTCTAGTCTTGTTATTTTTTGTCTAACATAATTCAAGTCGTGAACATAGCAACAATCTTTCCATATACAATCAGGAAAGAGAGTACAGCTATTCATAGCTTACTACCCTCTATAAACATAATATCTAATTCTTCTTCTGTTAGATTTAAAGCTATACCTGCATTAACTATATGCTCATTACCTCTTTTAATATCTAACGAATACTCCCACCATATTTGCATAGCTCTATCAGTTGATAACATAGCTTCTATATCATCAAGTAAACCATACTGTAATAGTATTAGTCTGGCTTGTCTAGGAGTTAATATCATACTCATTCTAGCTTCTAACTCATTAGCTTCTTGTTCTGCTTGTATAGCTTCTAAATCAGGTGTACCATCAGTATTATATTTACTAAATGGAATTCCCTCTTCTTGTGTTATACACTCTACCCAATCAGATTCAACAAGGAACTCTTGTCCTTGCTCTATTCCGAATAACTCTTTGTTTGTGTTTATGTAGTATTTCATATTATTCTCCATTATCTAAGTTCCGACCATCTGCTTAAATATGCAGATGAGTTCCAAGTTACATTAGTACCAGTTAGTATGTATGATGAGCCATTTGGTACTATAGCAGTTAATGTATCGCCAATATATGTTGTTGCATCATTTCTATGCGTCCAACTGTCTTTTCCATCTACAGTAAGAGTTATAGCTTTAAGTCCCCTATTAACTGTTCCCACTGCAAGTTGCACAACTATAGGTTTACCAGTGGTATTTGTATAAGTAACTCCAGCAACTCTACTAGCTGCCATATTCTGCCAAGTCTGATTTAAGTTAAACTTGCGCAATACATTCAATCCATCTACTTGCATTTTATCTACATACACAGTCTTAGGTAACTCTTCTACATATAAAGGACTACCATCATTATCAGCATATACTATTGTATTCATATAGTTACGAGATGTTGTAATTTCTGTACCAGCACTTGTGTACCATTTTTTAGTAATTACATTATAGAAATCTCCGCCATTTGCAGGATTTATTACATCATAGTTAGGTGCTACTGTAGATTTACCTCTAGCACCAGTATTATCATAATAAGGATAATTCTTACCAGCAGTAAATGCTACTCCACTAAATGTTTCATTCTTACTTAATGTAGTTATCTTAGTACCATTACTATCTATACCAGTAGCAAAAGGTATTATTGCATTTTGTACTTGTAAGTTAGTAGTATCTGTTGCTCTATGATAAATTGCCGGGCTTGCTGTAGTAATTAATGAATTAGCAGTTATTGTACTTTCTGCTGCAGTCAAGTTAGCATTTAACTCTTTAGTATTTCCTCTTGCGTAATCTACAATATCCCAATCGCCAGTAGTTAAAGTTGGCTTAGCAATTTGCAACATAACTTCTGATTGACTTGCACTTGTATGTACACTTAATCTTAATATACCATTTCCATCTACTGTTGTTAAGAAGTTACCTATAAGTTTATTGCTTCCATCTATGTATGAGTTAGCCCAACCGTACATAATGTGTTGGTGCCCACTATTATTTGTAATACCAGTAGTTGATGTAGTAATTGAGATTTCAGTTGATGAAAATACCTGACCATAGATTTCACCAAGTTTACCTGTAGCATTTAATGCCATTGCTCCTGCACTATCAAAGTTGCTTGCATACCAATTCTCAACAGCTACTAAATCTTTAGTAGTAACAAATCCTAACTTCCTACCTAAGTGATGTGGTATCTCGTGTCCTGCTATTCCAGAACCTTCGTACTTAACAATAGTAAATCCAGTAAAAGGATTAAAATGACAAGTATAAGCTTTACCATGATTAGTAGTACCTGATACTCTACGTGCTGTTTGAAAGTTCCAAGAAACCATATTATTAGTTGTACTATTATGTCCTGCATCAGCACCTACAGTAAACCCAGTAGAATTAAATGCAGTTAATCCACCAGCTAGTGTTGCTTCTGCTTCTGTAGTGTTACTATTAATCTCTTTAGTAGCACCTCTAATAGTATCGTACAGAAAGTTATTAGTAGCTTCTACTCTATCTTTTAACCAAACTAAGCCGCCAAACTGTTCACTTGCATCATTACCCCATTGTGTACTCATATCTATATTTGTAGTAGCACTACTACTTGTATATGGTGTAGTATTAAACCCTTGTGTGGTTACTGTATTATCTACTGCTAGATTACCTTGTAGCAAATGATATGCTGTTATTCCTGATAGCCCTATATGACTACTAGCATTACTTGTATTGGTATTGGTCTTAGTAATTATACTATATACCATATCTGTTATCTTCATATTAAAACTCCTGTTATTAAACTTCCTAATGCGCTATCAATAGTATCTATTGTCTGCACACTACCACCGGCTTGAGATAACAAGCTATTAAATCCTACAATACTATACCCAGTAATATTACAACTAGCGTTTATATCTATTGTAATAGGTAATGTCATTGTGTCAGGTATTACCATTAAACTATTAAATGGTATAGTGTCTCTATCAAAAGCGCTTATCTCAATAGTAGTACTCTGAGTATAGTATATACTATCAGTTGTTGTATCTCTAAGATTAAATGTAACAGTACCTACTGCGCCATTAGCCCCAGTATCTTCAAACACTACAGTTGATATAAAGTTATAACTACCAGCTTCTTTAATAGTACCAGTGTTAGTGCCTATCTCAAATGCTGTTGTATCTGTGCTCTGAGTAATAACACTAAATGGCAATACTTGCTCTACGCTTGTTAAAGCAATAGCATAAGCACCTCCAATTTGCCCTTGCGCATTAGCTGTATTCAGTGCTAATATGCTTGCTATCAACCCATTAATGTCAGATTGCTGAGATACATTAATAGTATCTCTTTCAAGTAATTCTGCTTCTATCTTATTTGAGCTGTATGTTTTAAGTGCACTAGGTGTATCGTCATCTAATATACCATTTGATACTAACTCTTGCGCTTTAGTTGCCCAATGAAGTGAACTATACTCAGTAGAATTTGTATAACTAAATGTACCATCTCCATTAGAAGTATAGAGTTTAACCAATACATCCTCTGCTTCAGTAGCATAGCTATCAGCTGTTTTCTTTTGTGCTTCTGCAATCCATCTATCTAGCTTACTTGCATCTGCACTATCACTAGACTCTTCTGCTTTAGTAGTAGCTACTCCAGCATTACTCTCTGCGTCTAATATGCTCTGCTTTAATGGCTCAGAAGTAACAAGAGTTAACTTATCTTCAAATAAAGAAAGATTATCAAGCTTTGGCTCTAATATATTCTTTGTATAATCAAGCATAGACTGCATATCAAAAACATCTTCTATAAGACCTATATTAGCAGATACAGTATCTAAACTAGACGAAGATATTGAGTTAGTAATTTGTTCAATTATCTCAGTCTGGTCTACTGCAGATCCTATAGTACTTAATAAGGTTGTATTCTTGTTGTCTAAGTCATCTCTTAACTCGGATGCATTCTCTATTATCGCAAGATATTTAGCAATAGAAGCATTAACGAATTCCACGTGTGCAAACACTGTATCACTAACTTCTGAATTCATTATTCCTTGGCTTATTAAGTCTGTAAGATTTAACATAAGCAATGACTCATTATAGATAAGTTCTCCACTTACAACAACATAATCAGTTATAACTTTATTTGTCTTGTCATAAGATATATCTAGAGAAAAAGTGTTTGCATTTAATCTAAAAGTATATATATCTCCAATAACTGAAGACAATGTAAAATCTTTTATATCATACTCTTTGCTCCAAAAACCAGCAACTCTATCAGTTAAAAGTTTAGCCATTCCCATTAATACTCCTCAATATAAGATGGACAGTCATTGACAAAGTCTTGCAGTATATGCTCTGATTGCATATCGTAATCTCTAGTTAAATGATATTCGTGTTTTGCTATGTCATCCCAGTACTGCTTCATATAGATACCACTTCTTGCTGTTTCAATACTAGCTAATATGTACAATGCTACGGCTTGATATAAATCTGCATCCATTGTTATTTCTTCAGTCAAAGAAGTAATTTCCTCAGGAACTGTAATGAAAAAATCTCTGTCTATTCTCTTTAATACTTTCTGACCAACTGATATATTTGAAGCATAAGCTATTGGTACTGTATCTTTACATACTTGTAGTATAGCAGTATTAATTCTTGTTAAGAATTGTGGAATTTCCATAGTTTCATCTCTGTTTGAAGATAAACTTAATATCAATGTTTTTAAATTGTTTCCTGTCATTAACTATAATAATCATCTAAAGACTCATCATCGTTAAGCTCTGTCATTCCTGACATAACCTCCGAACCGTATACTTTACTTGGAGGTATTACAAAGTTAGGGTCAAGAAAGTTGGCTAAACAATCTGCAGCATCATCGTGTGCAGTTGTTCCACCAGTCTTAATGTATCCCTTTAGTTCATAATATAATTCAGCCATAGCATCTTTGTCCTTGTCTCTAGGAAAATGAATCTTCTTAGATTTCATCATAGGTTGTAAGGCATTAATCCTATATTCTTTTGCAAGTGAAGAGTTATTCTCTAATCCTTGATAATAGAAATAGTTATTTGTATTCTGCATCCTTACACTTATGAAATGGTCAAGTACTTGTTGCAATGCTGCTTTCTCTGCTCTTGTTTCAAGTGGTCTATACTCTCTAATATGTTCAAACAAATGTTCTATAGTTTGAGATGGGTCTAGATGTCCACAAGTTATCTTAACAATAAACCAGTGACCATCACCATTAACACCTATAGTTATAATTACAGTGTAATCTCCACTTGATTTCTTAGATACAGCTAAATCCATAGTTGTATAGAAGTTCATTTGTGGAAAGTTCTTAATTATATCGTTATAGTTGTATTCTACAAAGTAGTCGTCTTTGAATATTCTCATATCTTCATTAACTACCTCAAGCATCATCTCACGATAGAAGTCTGCTTCTGCTCCCATTTCCTTAGCCTCAATATATTGTGCCATTATTCTTTCAGGCGTAAACCTATCAGGCCACGACGATACTATATCTTGTACAGGAACTGGAAACTCATTAGCTATTGGAAACTTACAGACTTTATATGATGAACTTCTAGACATAAGCATAAGTAAGTCATCATCTGTCATTGGTGTTCCAACTACAATCTTCTTATAATGAGTAATATCAACTGCATTTGCAACAGTAGAATAGTACCAAGTTTTAAGTTTGTTTCTTTCGTTTACAGATGTTAAAATTGCATCAGTAAGTATATCATCGAAGATAAGAAGCTGAGGTCTATAGCCACCCTTCTTTGTACCCCTCATTGATTGTCCAGAACCCTTAGCTTGTATGTGTATCGTGTGACCATTTGAATTAGTCAATGCAAGATAGTCTACTTTATCTGCTATAACCTTACCACGCTTATCTTTAGCTAACCATAAGAACTCTTGAAGAACTTCAGAGTTATCCCATAAATCTCTAATAGCTCTTAATTGGTCAATTGCTTGCTCAATCGTTGCAGAGAATATTATAAGGTTATGTACTATTCCAAAGTTATCCATTTGTCCAGTCGTTGCTACATACAATGGTGTAAAGTTTGTCATTACTGTAGACTTAGCAGCACCCCTATGGCATAGTGCCAAGAAGTTCTGTGAGCTATCACATACAGCTTCATCGTAAATTTGGTAATGCATCTTAGGTGTTTTGTTTTGTTCTTGTGGTAAATGTGTATTAACCCAAGAAAAGAACTTTCTAGAATATTGGAGTGGTCTATATGGCAACCTATAATCAGGTCTTATGATAGCGCTCATTCTATTACATCCACATCTATAATATTACCAGATTTGTCAACCATCATACCACGTTCTGAAATCTCTGTAAGCTTTTCGTTTATAGACATCTGTAAAGATTGTCCTGATGAATCGCCTTTTAGACTTACTTCGTGGTCTATTTTCTCTTGTTTTAAATATGGTTGTAAAGCTTTAATTGCTTCAGTGACATCTCTATTGCTAGCATTAGGGTCATCTATGATTTGCATACCTCTTCTGATAATCTTCTTTCGTTCTCCGAAATACAAAGATTGTTCATCAGGTCTAAGAAATAATATCAATTCTTGAACCCACTTACTTCTATGGAAGTTAGCAGCTACAGTTCTTGCTTTCTCTATTGGAACATTAAATACAGCTGAATATACTTGAGATACTACACCACCATCAATTATCTTTTCGCAAAAAGTAACAGCATTGTTAAACCTCTCAACATCAGTTATATTGAAGTTCTTTCTGAAAGTCTCAAGCTCTGCTGATTGTTGAGCATCCCTCTCTTTATACGGTTCTAAATCTTTAGACATTATTTTCTCCTTTCATAAAATTAGTTTGACTTGTTATCTCAAGACAGTACACGCTTTTACCTGTGCACTGTATTAAAGTAATTAGTCTATTACTGAGACACTAAATGTTTGTCTAGTGAATTCTCCATTTTGTAATCCATATGTAATGGAAGTCATTGTACCTATACCTCTATTGTATCCGTGATGCGCAGCCCAATCGTTAAGCGGTGCTATGTTTCTATGTGACTCAACTCTACATAAAGGTAAATCAATAACTGAATCCTTATGATTATGTCCGAAGTGTGAGTAATGAAATCTTGTTTCTGCATAGTCCATAGCTTTATGTTTTACCATAATCTCTCCAGCTTGATGCATACGCATACCATCTCCGTGAGCAAACTGAAGTAATGTACTACCAAATCTATGGTATTTAATGCTACTAGGACTAGTGTCAATTACTACTCTAGGTTCATTTCTAAACCAAGAAGATATAATCTCTCTAATTGCATGACCAGTAGACATATCGTGATTACCAGCTATATTATAGAAGTAAACTATCTCGTGTTTAAGTAAAGCTTTTTCTATCATTTCAATCAATGATAAGTATGCAACTTTAAGTATCTTTGGATATCTACCATCTACTGCTAATTGGTTTCCACTTTTTGGTGTAGCATTCTTGAAGTCGTCAGTTTCCGTAAGGTCTCCCAAGTCCGCAACAATAGCATACTTAGATTTTGGAGATGACTGAACTAAGTGATTGCAAGCAGTCTCAAAAGTTGTTCTTGCTATATCTAAGTCCCAATCTCTATCTCTTGTTTCTTTAGCCCAAGTTAATGCACCAAAGTGAACATCATTACTTATGTACAATGTACAGCTATCTTCAAGAGCTTCAGGGATAGGTCGCAGTTCATAACTTCTGTTTGGTAGCTCTCTTGCAATATCAGCAATAGCATCACGCATAGCTTCAACTTGTTTTTGCATTGGTACTGAAGTTTTAATCCACTCTAGTATTGGCTTTCCATCTTTAAATAATGTAGATGCACCAGTTAATACAGTGCTATCATCGCCTTTGTTGCCAGATTCTAGTGGAAGTATATTCCTTCTTCTTAAAGTTTTAATTCTTCTTTGTATTGAACCTCGTGTTAGCTCTATACCATCAGCTTTAAAAAAGTTAATCATTTCGGCTATGTTGCCACCAGCCATTTTATAAGTATCACAAAATAGTCGTTCACTAGTTTTTGCAGTTCCTGTTGTATCAGACATAAAGTTCCCTTGAGTTATATTCCCAACCTCTCTCAACCAATACAACTAAGTATAATACAATCTCAAAGCTCTTCGTTTTGCAGTAATTTCATTAGGAGCGAATACAGTAATTCTATCTCCGTTAATAACAACATCCCATTTATTATTATCTGTACATTCTACAGTTACTTCATCTATTATCATAATGAATAATCACTACATTTAAATATAGATGGGTCATCAACTTCAAATGTATCTCTATCCCATCTTAGTTTAATTGCAAGTCTAGGACAATTAATAGGATTATCAGGCTCATAAAACTTACAGTTATTACAGCATTGCTCTTCGTCTTCATTACTTAATTCCTCAATATCATTACTCTCGTTACACTCAGGACATAGTCCATTGTTATCAGTAAGATTATACATTACATTACAATTCCAACATTGCATTACACTATACTCCCTTGAATTAAAATACCATCTTTGTTTACTTGTTCATACTTAACTTTGAACTTTCTACCAATAAGACTTTCTTTTGTTGCATTACGAAGCTCTTTGCTAGTAGCTTTAAATGCTTGCCATCTCTCTTCTCCTTTTAAATAGAATATACATATTAATGTACCCCATTCTCCAGGAACTGTATCACTTATTTGAACATCAGTACAAGTAACATCAATTATATTTTCAGCTTTAATCTTAATAGCCAAAATACTTCTACCTTTATCAGCTATTGTATGAGATTCGTGAAAGCAAAATGCTCCCTCTCCACCTCCAGATATTAAATCATCTGCATATTCCATACATAAATCTAGTTCTTTAGGAAGGATTGTAGTCTTTACAATTTTACAATGCTTTGATGACTTTGAGAAATCTGTAAATATATTATCAAACATATATCTTCTATCTTTGAATTGATGTGATGTTAAATCAATTTTATTGTATTGTAGAATATCAAATATTCTAATGCTACAATCTTTATCACTTGATATTCCAACTTTTTCATACTGAGACATATGACTTGATAATGAACTATGGACTCTATCATTTATAAATCTACCAGTAGAACCTTTGCCATTAAACTCACATTCAATAATGAAGTTAGATCGTATAGTTAATAGTTCTTCTGCTATCTCTTTTATGCATAGCTTCCTACCTCCAGATGTATACATAATAACTAAATCATTATGCTTGTGTATCTGCAAGTATTGACCATCAAACTTAACCATAGTATACCATCCATCTTTTTTAAGTTTAGATTGTGCAACCTTAGTAATATCAGTACCTTTATATTGTTCTCTAAATGTAAAGTATTCCATTATAGCTCCTTTTTATCGTGAAGTTTATTCATAATATCTCTTACTTTCTTAGCAGTATCTTCACTCATATATACTGCAAATGCTCTTTGATGTTTTCTATCAGCTGAGATATAGAACTTATTTATAATTGGTATACGATTAACATAGAACTTCTCTTGTTTATCATCAGACCAATCAGGAATCCAGTTTTTGTCCCATTCTTCTATCTTTGGTAATAGTTTCTCAAGACTACCAAATATTACATCTGGTCTAGCCATAACTACATCCTTTGAGCAAGATGAAAGTTAGCTTTATACCATTTAGCTTCAGCTTCAGGTGTAGTCCACTTTTCAAATTTACCATCAACTAGTCTTCCTTCTCTAGAATTAATTTCTTTCTGAACTTCATCCATAATTATTCTAGCATCAAATCCTAGTTGTTCTATTGCTTCTATACGATATACAATACCATCAGCAAGACCATCAAGTTTGACGAAAGTATTATCACTAACGTGCACTTTCTTACCGTTTGTAGTAGTTGGATTCTCTCTGAACTTAGCCCATATTCTAGCCATTTTAGCAGCATATGGTTTACAGTATTTACCCTCGTAACCTTGCATTTCAAAGTCCTCTTCTATAGACTTTCTAAAGAATGTTTCATAGTCGAATTTCTGAACATCTAAGTGTCTATCTTTTCTGAACTTATCTAAGTTATCGAATATGTCTTTAAATTCTTCATTATCTAACATTTCTAATAACTCTCCGCAAGCATCAGCATATCCACTGTAATAATTAAACTCATCATGAATCATATCGTGATCTGCTATTTGTCTCTTATCTAAGCCATAATACATCTTATCGCTTATATTCTTTTTAATTGAATCAATCAAGTTTCTTCCTTTGTTTAAAATCAGATAATATCTCTGATAATTCTTTTGGTACTTCGTTTGGAAATGCATATAGATAATAAAACTTATATTCATCTTTATCCCATAGTGCATACAACTTCATACCATCCTTTTTATTTTCAAGACCTTCTACTATTTCATATTCGTAGCTTGAACCCTTTGCTAGTTTATCCATATCAGCTCTGGCTATACCAAAGTTTATATTCATCTTCTGTAATGTTTGTAATATATCTAGGTAATGTTTCTTTACGTATTCATCAGCTTTAACTTTACAATCCCAATATGTCATACCTGCGGCTACGAATAACCTAGGAAAAGGTTTCTTGTTATAATAAACAACTATATTCCCCCTTGTCTCTGCGTTTGAACAATGATAAAAAAGAGGAAGTCCACAGACCACCTCTTTAGTCGATGTTTTACTACCTCTTGGAACGCTTCCATAGACAGCAAAAGGTTTCATTAATCTTCGTCACTCTCTTCAGGATATTCTCCGTGAATAGGTGCAGCGTTAGCTGTTCTTAGAGATTGTTCTGCCCAATTACCATTATACATTACTTCTCCAAAATATCTTTCTAAGAATCCAATAGAAGTGATTTTACCAATCATTCTCTCTTTATCTTTATCGCTTCCAACTACAAAGTTAGATGGAATATTGTTCTTAAGATTTTGAATGTAACCTTCTTCAATTAATAGCTTAAAGCTTTCGTTTTCAGATAGTTCAACCAAAGCATCTCTAAGAGATACTTGATATTCTAATTGCTCTATATCTACAGTGTTGTTTTCTTCCATAGATTATTCCTTACAGAATATCATCATCATCATCAGATGAAGCAGCAGCAGAACCTTCAGTAGAACCAACGGTAGCAGTTTTGCTATCTTTTGAATCAACAATAAGTGTACCATTTTCTTTAGCAGCAATATGAGCTTTTGTATAATATGGTTTTAAATCAGTTGTTAATGCTTCAACAACAGCAGGTTTTGCACCAAGTTTTTTTTCAGCTACAGTATGACCAGTTGCGAACAATGTTCTATGGATTTGTTTCTCTATTTTTTCTTTGTTTTGATATTCATCGTAAACTTCTTGGAAGGCAACTTTAACAACTTGACCTAATGGCTCAGTAAATACAGTACACTCTTCAGTGTTTTTCTCAGACATTTTAACTTTAGCAGTTTTAGTTGCACCAGTTTTCATACCAGTTACAGCAACGAATTCTTGCCATTTAGCATAATCTACATTGTCTTTTCCTGTAGTCCATTTCTCATCAACACACATATCGAACACTAATGCTCTTTTACCAGCAGAGTTTTCGAATATGAAAGTTGCTCTATTGTTACCACTTCTATCTTGTTTAAGTATTACAGCTTTAATTGTTACATCGTAAACACCAGTTCTCATTCCACCAGATTGACCTGCTTTTTCAGCAGCAGCTTCGTCTTTTTTAAATACAAATGCCATATTTTATTCCTTATTTTAGTTTTATATTAAAGAATTTCTTCAGTTTCAACAACTGGAGTTTTATCTTTGTTTGGGTTAAATGGACTATTAGCCATCGCCTCAGCAGTAAATGTAGCAGGATCTTCAACAGTTTTAGCTAATGCTTGACCTTCAGCAGATTTAGCTCCACCTTCTTCATATTTACCTTTCATAAATAATTGAAGTGCTTCATTTGCAAGCTCTTGTGCCCTCTTCTCAATTCTATAAGCAATAGATGCTTGTAATTTACCAACACCTTTTGCTTTACCTTGAGACATTTGAATCTCAGCTTCAGGTAAATAACCTTGAGTATATCTACACCAGTGGTAAGTTGTACCATTTTCTTCGTATGAAGGATTAGTAGTTCCTCCGCCTCTTTGTGGTTCGCATACTTCCATTAGCTCGTCAAGAGTAATTTCTTCAGCTTTCAATTGTTTCAATGCTGCATAAAGATTACCTTTGTTAAATGCAGTTACTAATTTTTCTAAACTCATTATTGTCCTTTTATCGTGGTGGTGGCATAGATTTAATTCTATCACCATACTCTTTTATGTATTCATCTGCAGACTGATGACCTCTTATATACATTATACAATCGGTAACTGTCTTTAAGACACCAAAATTACTTAAACCTAGAAGAACGATTAATGCCTCTCCGTTTCTTTCCAATTGACATAGGGTGTCGAAGTCATTTAGGTCGAAACCTAAAGACTTTAATTGAGAGGCAAATCTCTTCACCCTAGATATATCACCGTTAAAGTAATCACTTAATCCTTTGACTAATTCTTGACGCTTAGCTTTCGTATCCATAATACTTATTTACCGCCTCTATTATAGCCTTTGCTGAGTTTGGAACTTTTCCATCAAACATTCCTCTAGGACTTTTAGCTGTAGAAAACTTAGTAGGTTTATACTGCATATAACAAGCAGTCATATCACCAGCATATATGTTTTGATTTGGAATATCATCTTCAGCATATTCAGGCTTAGTAAATAATACTATAGTAAATTGAGATTCAATGTAACCATATTTATATTCCTTACCTTTCATTTTTGCAAATAGTTTAACTTCATTAAATCCTTCAGCTTTTTGCTCAGGCAATGCAGTAACTATAAGCTGTTGAGGTAAATCTTTAAATTTAGATATCATATCATAAACTAACTCATTATGTTTTCCCCATTGAGAATAACCACTAAACATTACAGCACAATATTTTTCTATTATTTCTCCAGATGCAGTAGCACTATCAAAAAATACATATTTATATGCTTTATATTCCGCTTGTTTGTCTTCAGGCAATTTATCAGGGTCTCTGAGAGCGTCAAGCAATGCCATCATCTGCTTTACACTTTTAACATATTTTGTACTATGTTTAGAAGCTTCTCTATCTGGCATAACTTTATTCTCTGTATTAATAATTAGTACTTCTCCTACAGGCAAATCTTCTGCCATAGTTGATTTACCAGTTCCACTTTCTCCGACAACTAATATCGGAACTTGTCTATAACTCACATATTCTCCTTAAAAATTATATACATTCATAGCATTTATTTCATCTGCAGTCAAATTAACTACTTTATGCTCAGTTGAAAACTCAGAACCATCAGGAAGAGTTATAACTACCCTAGATTGACATTTTAACTTCTCAACAACTTCTGTAAGAGCAGTAAAGCTATCGAAGAATACATATTCATATTGCATATACTCAGCTTGTTTATCAGCTGGTAGTTTCTCTAGATTTGCAAGAGCATTTAATAAAGCAATTATCTGTTTGTAACTTCTAATATATTTAGTAGTAAAAGCATCAGCTTCATTCATAGGCAATTTCTTATCCTCGATATTTATAATTAAAGTCTTACCTCTAGGTAAAGACTCAGCACTTGTAGATTTACCAGTTCCGGAACCTCCGACTATAAGTATTGGTACATTTTTTGCATTCATTATTCTCCTTTTTTTAGATTTGGTAAAGCTTGAAATTCAGCTTGTGTAAATGAACCATCAACTGTATCAACATATACTATATGATTTGGAATATCATTTGGAATAAAATAAGAGATTATTTTACCATATACTCTATGATGGTCTTTTTTGACTTTTATTAATTTGAACCAAACATCATTTGATTCAACAGTATTTCCATCGTAGAAATAAGATATTTCTCTCTCTACTTCATTAATATTTGGTAAACCATCGTGCTTCAATGTGAAGTACTCATCGTTTCTTCTTACAAATGATACCGTATGATAGAAATGAGATTGATGTAAGAACTCATATTCTACATCATCTATAATTATAATATCAATACTCTTTGTAATATCACTTTTCTTATGAAGAGTCTCAAATTTGTGCTTTTGTAGTACACACACTTTCACTCCTTTTAAGCTTAAGTAATACTAAGTATCCTATTAAATCAGATATAACATCTTCATCTTCAAGTTCACTAGCATTTTTAATCCTAGATAGTTTATCATCTATACGAACATTAATTTGCTCTATACTATCAGATTTAGAGAATATTCTAATAGGCTCTAATGCAGAATTGCCATACTTTTTGTTTTTGTCAATAAGCATAAGTGCAATGTCGTGAGTAATAGCTAATACAGATGACTGGAAATCTTGTGGTTCAAAATCACTACTATCTTCAGTAATGAATTCATTAAAAACTGAGTCTTTAATTGTTTCTACTGAATCCATTCTAATATCATATGTAAAATCACGTGCCATATCATCGTTTCTACTGTATGTAGTATTTGCAGCTTTAAGTCCATAACGACTAACTTCTTCCCATCCGTCATCTTTACTACCAAGTTTTATCCAACCATCACTATATGCAAGCTGTGGCTCATAATATGGGCTTAAATAATTGTCATATATCTTAACTACTCTAGCTACATTCATATCTGGAGTTTCAACTATGAATCCACCAGGTAAGTACTTGAAATATCTCATAGCTCTACTCCTTCTAGTTGTGCTATTGGAACAATTTTCTCTCCATCGAAACAGTCCATTCTAACTAACATATGATTTATTATTGCATCAAATCTTGAGTTGAAGTATGGAACTATATCTTCGAATGTAGCTTGTCCATTTAGTTTGCCATAGATAATATCTCTAGCACCTTTATCTCCAATTCCTGGAGCACCTGCTACATTATCTGTAGTATCTCCCATTAGAGTTTGGCATAAATACCATTGCTCTATTGTGTTCTCATCATTTGGTTGTCTCCATTCTCTATTATTATAATCATAACAATATGTTGGATTAGCATTAATAACATCTTTGTCTATTGCTGCTACTAAATAACCTTGTGTTCTAGCTAAGTAATTAACTACATCATCAGCTTCTGCACCTACCTCTTTATATATCAATACCATTGGATGTTTTAATCTAGTTATAATTAACCGTTTAAGGTCATTAATACCTGAGATTTTAACTTCTTTACGATTAGCTTTGTAACCTAAATCTACAGTGTTTCCAAGTTTATTAACTCTGAAGTTTACACCTGATGGACTTATCTTATTTCTAAAGCTTTTCTTTGGACTTAATACAATTACAGGATTTACAGAATCATCTTTTTGATAAGTAACTATACCTATCTTACCATCAATTCCTCGTACGAATATCTCTTGAGTTATCTTTGCAATCTCTCCACAAAACTCAAAGTATGCTTTTTCCAAATCACATAGAGTATTGTTTTCAAGTTGATGTCTACTGCAAGATTTATATACAAGACTATCAGAATCTATTGCTATATTGTATATCATTAATCTTTCCTTATTATTGCACAAATAAGTATTCCTATTAGGAAACCAAGAAGCATTAAATCTACTGGTTCTGAAAATATCATTTTATTACTCCAGTAAATCTAAGAACATTTATAGATAGCAATGTAAATGCTACACCAGCAAAGAATCCTGAATAAAACATATCAATCATCGGTGTGAATACCATATTTATCTATACCTAACCTTTCGTTCATTTGAACATACAGAGAACCCTCTAAGTATCCAGGTCTTGGAAAGTTTCCAGACTCTTCTATTATGTCCTCTATCATTGACCGAATTTCATCGGCACTAAATCCAAGGTCTACCATATGTGTCATCATCCTGAATAACCCCATATGTAAACCTTGACCTGAAGATACATTGTAGAAGTACTTAAATTCGTTCTTTCTATCTTCCCATAGTAAAGTTCTTCCACCTTTACTTATTCTTGTTATCTTTTTAGTTTCAGTAGGAAGTTGTGATACTATTTCAGAAGCCAATAATGGTTCTCCAATATTACTATACACTTCGTTTCCTCTGTATCCATAAAAGAATTGTGACTGTGGTAAGTCATCTATATCTGCACCAATTACTCCAGCTAATGCTTTCATAAAGTGTTTCCATCTAGTAGAGTCAAGCTCTATTTCTATATCTAATGGCATTATAATCCTGTATTTATAAGGATTATGTGGGTCTGAACCTCTAGACATATGATAAGTATAATCAGATAGATTATCTCTCATCTCATCTATAGATACATCAGTTTTATCTATGTCGAATACTACCCAAGTAGCAGGTGATATGATGTTATCTTTACGACGAATTCCACCTTCGGTTCCTTTAGTATATTCTGATACAGATGCACCCTCTTCTTCAGTTTTAAATCTGAAAGGTATATATGCACAATCATTACATAGTAATTTAGCAAGGTCTGACCATACAGCTTGTTTACATTTGTATCCAGTTGCTGCTTCTTTTGCTATAGTTTCTTTCGCTACCCTTTTAGCAAGGTCTGGCTCAAATCCATTTTCTATATTTAAAGCAGTTAGTTCAGCTACAGATGATACTGCTTTATACGAAGCCCAATGTTCATAATCTATAGTTACTCTACAATGTTCGTGATAAGATAATCGTCCCATTATATACTCAACGTGAGATGTAGTTCCTAGCTTAGAGTTTGCACCTCTAATAAGAGCTTCTATTTGATTGTCACTCTTTAAGATACGAAGCTTAATAAGTTCGTGAAGAGTAAACACTCGTTGAGGTTCTTTGCCAAACATATCTAATACTATCTCGTAAGGCTCTCTTCTTGCCATATTAATAAACTTTGTTAAATCATTAGATGTTAACTCGGCACTATATATAGCTTGAAGCATATGTTCTTTTTCTATAGTATGCGACATATCCCATACAGCATATGCACCAGCTAATTTAAAAGCTTTCCAATGTCTATGTTGTTGCTCAAGAATTCTATGCTCTTCCTCATCAGGAATAAGCTTAGCTTTCTCTGCACACCATATCTCATATTGGTCTTTTAAATCCATACAGTCTTCTGTAGGAACAATTATATTTAAGTCACTATCTTTAGCTACTAGATTACCAGCTATTTTACAAGATAATTCTCTGATATACTCTTCCTTGTCTTTTAGACTAAGTTTCTTTTCTTTAAGCTTAGCCATATAAGATTTAACATCTTCAATAGTCTCAGCTTCTTGTCTGAATACAGGATATACAAAGTAACATCTACGAGCTAGCTTTGAGATAAATTCAGTTTCGAATTTCTTAAGTATTTGTTTTTCCTCAAGAATACCCTTTTCTGAACCAATGAATAAAGCATTCATTCCCATACCTTTGACTTCATCACTCTGTTGCTCTTTATCCTTCAGAACTTTAACCTTACAATCTCCAGCATCGAATAACTGAGATACAACTTCGACATTTGGAATAAAGTCCAAGTTACTATCAATAGCAGTTGATACCTCATCTACTATCATAGACGGTAAACCAATTCCTTCAGCTTTGAAAGAATTAAGGTTTGCCAACAATCCAGGAACTGTACTTAATGCATTTGATAATGGCATAAGCTTAGGAACTGGAACATCATTCTCCTTTGCAAGTATTTCAGCTTTATTTTTACGAATCATTTGAATTACATCTAGCCCAGGTTTAATGATTTTTTCAAGCTTAGTAACAGAAGAAGTTTTCTTAGCTCCAGATTTTGCCAGTATGAATACTATCATATTAGCTGGAACTTGATTATCATCTTCTATGTGTATCTTGTAATGGAAATGTCCAACGAAAGATGCCATTGTAAAGTTAGCAATAGCAAGTCCCATAGTATATGGAACATCATCTCCAAGTACAGATATCATAGCCTCTGCTACTTTATTTTTATTTTTGTCGAAAGCTCCCTCAGCTCTAAGAGAGTCTTCGAACTGCGAAAGTACACTCATCTATTCTCCTAGAATTAGCAATAAGTCATCTTTATACTCTCTGATAATATTCTTAGCACAAGATTTATTAGCAATATATAACCAAGATGGTAAGTTTTTCAAAACATAAGTGGAACCAACCTTTAGAATACCATTGTAATTAATACAAATTAAATACTTAAGTTCAGTAAAATTACAAAAATTTGGCTTCCATCCATTATTAGCGCTAGATATAGCTTTTTTAACTCTAAGTTTAGCTTTTTCTAATTCGTAGTATTTTTTAGCTTCTGCTTCAGTTTCGAAAACATTAATATAGTCAAGTCTATTAATAATACCACTGTATACTGAATCTAAAATAGAATTTCTATCTACAAACCAATACTCTGAATCATCCGTTAGAAACACATTTATTTCACAAGTAGGTGTTACTCTATATTCAAATTCTGGAAAATTCCAAAATGGAGTTTCATTATCTACCCAAACTCCAACAGTTTTGCATTTAGTCTGAATTTTTGCACCATTTTTAAAAGCAGTCATTACTGCTATTTGTTCGTCTATTGTCATAGTTTTATCCTTTCTTCATAAAGATATATATATCATTATCATTGTTATATTCTATTGATATACATAATGTTGTATTGTTTTTTATTCTTTCTAGTATCTCATCATAGTGCCAAGTTCTAGGCTCACAATGCAGATTCTTTCTAGTCTCATCATCTGTATGCTTAAATTCAGGTGAAACGCTTATTCTAAGTGGAAATAAAGCCTTTATATATTTATAAACATCTTTTTTTGAAGCCTCTATTTTTCCATAACTACTTTGTTTGAATTCGTATATAAATCTATATATGTCCATCGTTATAATTTCATCCTTTCGATTATATATAAAGGTACATACGGATTTTCATCGTAGTTACCATATTCTATGTCATCAATGATTGTAAAGTCTGGACTATATCCAGAAGATTTACCATCTAAAAGTTCACACTCTGTACTAAAATGAACGCGATTGTCACTAGTCCATATATTATCTTTAGTATCATCACAAGGAATAACTCTTGCAACTGTTACAATTTTTGTAAATATAGTACCTGCATAATTCTCAATATGTAGGGAAACTATATCTCCAATTTTAAGTCCACTTACTGTATCCACTTTGTGTCCTTATTTGATTGAGCAAACAGATATATCCTATCTGTATTCTTAACAGCATATATATTAGCCTCTCTTCTTATTGTCTCTTCGTCATCGAAGTCCTCATTGTACTGAGTATATAGCTGAACGATACAATAATATATCTCTTCTCTATTTAATCTATGAGCTTTAGCGAATGAACTTAAGCATACATCACTCCCTCCCTCCCTCAGTTTGTCAATAGGCATAAAGCCTTCTATCGCTTCAATGTCTAAATACTCTGGTATATCAATTTGTCCTTCCATTGTGTTAACTCCTCTTCCATTTATTAGTCTTATTGAGTTTTGTAGTTCTTGAATTTCTTTAATAGCTTCATCTATATCACCCTTTGTGTAATAAAGGTTTAGATATCCAATTTTTGCTTGATTTAATATCTTAATCGCTTTCATCTTTGTTCCTTATAATGTGTTAATTAGAGATTCTTTGGTTTTGAATAACTCACTACTATTATATTCTTTTGATTCTCCATATACATAGTTAGTTATGTTTACAGAATCTTCTTTTATAGTAATGAAAATTGCTTTTATTTTGCTTGATACAATTTTGTTGTCTTTCATAAAGAACATAACATCATTTACATCGTGTTCAGTTATTATTTTACTCATAGTTTACCTCTTTTATTATTTTTAAACTTAGTGAATCAGCGTGTCTGCGAGTCACATCGTGGACACAAAGCGTAGCGTAGCGTAGCGACTGTCCTAAGATGTTACGATGCAAGACGAAAGCTGAATGAACGATGCAGTGTCTCAGAGTATCTGACCCATTGCCTACGGCTCTCAATCTCTTGAGTAATCTACCTCTAAAGCTGGTACTGATTCTCTCATAATTCGTTCTCGTACCTCTTGTACCGGATGGAGTTTATAGTCTACTACATCATCTATCCATACTTGTGTTTTAATGTATGATTCATCACTGAAGAATACAATAACCTCTTTCTTATCTGTCTGAGCAATGAAACCTTTAGATATGAATATCTTAGTTACTTCATACTGTCTTTGTTTTGAGTTTATAGTATGCCCTACTGCATAATATAATGTATTCTCTTGTGCTTGGTCTGCATATACAGTCAAGAATTCTAGTTCTCTATAGCTTTTATATATTCTAGCTATAAGATAATCTCTTTCCTTGATAAGTTTCTTGGCTTGTTCAAGCTCATCTCTTATCCATTTGTTGTTGTCGTGTGGGTTGGCAATGTCTAGCATATGTTGCATAGCATTAACCGCCTCTTGGATTGTGTAAAATCCTTTGTCTTTGGCTCTTTCTGGTCTTATTCTCATAGTAATCTACCTTTCCATACTAAGTAAAGCCTAACAATTAATCAATTAATTTTAGGTACTCTTAATCCTTTTTATATATTATAATATAATATACCTTAAAGACACCTTAAACTTATAACAAATTGTAAAAAGATTTGTAAATTTATTTATTTATAATCTCTTAAGAATTTGTTATCCCATAGAACAATTACTATTGAACTACGGAAATAACTTCGTACGAATATACAGTGGACTCGAACCACTTTATACATTAGCTTTATGTACAATCATCCTGAGTATACTATGGAGCATCTTGTATTTTACTAGTTGAACCTTCCAGATGCTTGTAACTAAACCTATAGTCAAGTGCACTCGCTATAGGACTTTGGTGATAATATCTTGTATGAGTTAAAAAATTAGTAGATATGCCCCATACATATTTTATGGACAAAATAAATTAATTTATCTAGCTAAGTAAAAATTAAGGTTTGAACAGTAATTTCTAGCTTATGTGTAGCTTAATAATTTATACTAATAAAAGTTGTCCAATTTTATATGGTAGGGCATATTTAAAAATTTTATAGTTGAGCATTAAGATTATGCTGACATAGCTCTTAGTTTATCTTGAAACTTGTCGAAACCTCTGTCAAGATTAGCCATTCTTCTTTCAGTTTTAGTCATCTTTGGAAGTCTTAATCCTGCAACATATCTTACATTTGAACCTGTAAAAGATTGTACGAATGGTACTCTATTTATTACATCTATAAATCTTTGTTTAAGCTCTGGCATATGCCGTTTCATTTGTCCGATATGTTTATCCATATCTCTTTCTGCTGTCGTTCTTTTTTTACTACCGAATAAATTCATTTATACATCCTTATATATTTTAAATTAAAGATGAGCATTTCTACTCATCTTCTCCTAGGAATTGTTCCCACAATGGTCTTTCAGTTCGTGCCTTCTTAATCATTTGGTACTTAACTTCAACAGTGTTTTGTACAATTGACTTTATGATTGTTTCTTCAGCTTCTGCAGTTTCAAATTGTTTTGGAAACATAGCTTTAAATACACCTATTACGGTAGAGATATCCCTCTTTGCATACTCACGAGCATCAGCTCTCATACTTTTCTCGTCCGTTGCATACTCTTTTTCACTAGTTTTACTAGCTTCTTTTTTAATTAATGCCATTATACATCCTTTGGTTTTTGATTTGGATTAGCAACGAATTGCTTTTTCACATAACTGCACGAAGTGCCAAAAAGAAACACAAATTATAGTAAGGTTAGAACCACAAAGGATTTGTGGAGTGTTAGCTTCAGTGTTGAGGTAGGACCTTTGTTAATGGAACGTTCCAGCTCGGCTGGACGAAAAAAAAATGTCAAGGCTTAGCAGCCCTGACTATTAGCACAATCCATAGATTGAGTTTAAGATATGTTCTCTTAGTAGAGTTTTATATTTCTTTATGTGTTTGTATTTACGACCATCTGCGATTTGTTCCATAATTTCGTATAGTAATTCTGAGTCTAGGATTTCACACATAATATCTTTCCATAATCCTATTAGTTCATCTACTTGGTTGTAGTGACATCCATAAGCATCGTGAATAGTATGTACGAAGAAATCTAGTCCCAGAATAATTCTTCTAGCAATGTATCCATCTATTGAGTGGATTAGGTTTGGAGCCATTCCAGCATTATATTTTGATGGTTTGTACTCTGTAACAAATCCAGTGTAGTGAAATCTATGTCCAGCTTTAGAAGTTCTTTCTGCTGTAATTTCATTTTCTGATTTAACATCATATTTAACATTGAATCCATCTGGAAGTGTCCATCTGTATATAGGAATGTGTTCGCTATTTAGCATTTGAATTTTAGCCATAGCTTCCATTGCTTTAGGAGCAATAGAGTATAGAGCATCTTCGAATAATTTAGATAGCTCTGTAGTATCAACTTCACTACCGAAGTGTTTTTCCAAGATTGGAACAAGAACATCCCAAGCTGATTGTTTACCATATAATGTTGTCATTAATGGTTTCTTTGTATGTTCACGAAGAAGTACATCTTCCTCGCCGATTAAATTGTTTAGTTTATCAGCAAGTATTTGATATCCATCAATTCTTTGATGTGGAACATCTCCTATATTGCATACTCTAGCTGTAGATAAATCTCCAGTTAGTATAGCATATAGTTGTAGTGCTTGATTTGAACAGTCAACATATTTTAGTCCTGAGACTGGTAGTCCATTCTCGTGCATTATATAATTATATACTGCTACCTGAAATAGTTTTGGTTCATCAGTATTTTTGAGTATCCACTCTGTGTCCATAAATTTAGCTTTCCATTCGTCTATATTAGCATCGAAGAATTCGTCTAGTTGCTCGAATAGTATTTTATCGTTACCGAAGTAAGATACTATATCTAGCTTAAGCCAGAATAGTCCTCTTGGTGTTAGCATTTGTTTAGGCATTGTGATTGTAGACATATTAGTTCCTTTAGAATAAGTATTATTGTTCCATTGTCATTAGCAATGTAAGTGTATTTGTAAGGTATATGTAAGGTAATTGGTAATGAATAGTAACAATCTGTTTGTCACTGTTACTCGAAGTTAGGAATTAGTCCTCCCTTTTTAATTGTGTTACCTTGTGGATTAATATCGTATCCAGTAGAATATATTCTACCTCTGAAGTCGAAACGATATTCGAAGTGCATAGGAATTTCTTCCATAGTAGCATAAGTTTCCTCTGTAGATAACAGTAGGTCATTAGCTTTTTTTCTTGACATTCTATCTGAATTTCCTTCTGATAGGAATTTGTCGTAGCTATAGTTTAATTCTAGCTCTTCATCTTGTGAGTGTATCCAAGATTGTTTTTGTAGCTTGTTTAATGCATCTAGCACTAGCTGAGGTTGCTTTTCAGAACCTCTGCCAGTTGTGCATTTACGCTTTGTTAGTTTATATCCTCCTCTTGATTTCTCTGTCCAATCATCTGGACATTCGATTAGAGGAAGTCTAAATCTATTGTATGTAGCTCTGAGATTTAAGTTCTCTGAGAATAATATCTCTGAACGAATGTATGTGAATGTTGCAAATTGCCCATCTTCCATACGCTTTACAGATTTAACGATGTCATAGAATATTCCATCGAATTCTGCTATGATATCCATAGCTACATTTAGTGATTCCTCTTGGAACATTTTATTAAACTCTCTATCAAGATACATAGTTTTAATTACAGTTTCAAGTGGTATATCCCTTGTGCTGGCAGTATGACCTTTAACAGGTATACCGCTCTTGTCATTTCCTAGGATTGACAGAAGTATTATTATTACTTCCATAATTTCTAGGTCTTCAGCTACTATTTCTCTAGCTGATAACATTTCGTGAAATTGTGGTATATATGAGTATACCGTTTCTGCGAACTCTGCGATTTCTTTGTTTAGCTCTTCGTGGAGCTTTTGGTTATCGAACTCTTGTTCGATTTGTAGTTGTGTGAGTCCTGCTATGTTCATTTGTTATTCCTTTAGAATTTGAAGTATTTAGTATCCTCTTTTACAGTCTTAGTAATCTCTGCCTTTAACATATTTACTAAGTCTTCAGATACAACATTGTTTCTCTTACATACTATGAATATTTCTCTGAATATTCTTTTAGCATCTGATAACTCTTGTTGAGACAATTGTGCATCAGTAGCTTTAGGTTGTTGTTTCTTGTCGTTGAATAAACTCATAGTTTATACCAAGAAAGTACCGTGTTGAATACTGTGACTTCGTAGGAAGTATTTATTGTTTAATCTCTCTGCTCTTCTATACGATAGGTCATATGCTGAAGCATAGTCAATACCGTGAATAGCCATAAGATTGTTAGCTCTAGCTATTATCTCATCGTTTGTTAGCGTAATGCTTCCGCTCTCGATAATGTTTTTGTTCATATTAGCTTCAAATCTCATTGATTTGTTTAGCAATACTATGAACTCATTAATATTTCCATTGATTAAAGCTTCTGCGATTGCTCTTGAATAGCTTGTATTCATTGATTGTAATTGTTCGATTGCTTGAGCTTCTGTGATTGAACCTTCGATTAGGTCTTGGTTTAATTCTGTGTATGTGAAATTTGTCATTTTATATCCTTTAGATAAATTGGTATATATTGCCTTTGGCACTGTAACACTTACGGTTTAGTTCATTGAACTCCATAGGACACACATAATATGTCCTAGCAATTCAAATCCATTTGCTAAAATAATAAGCTATTTTATCATCTAGTCTTAATCTGTACCAGTAGCTTAGTTGTTGACATTCTATTAGTCTGTCTTTAAGTACTTCTACTGCGAATATTACAAGCAAACATATAGTTGCTATAGTTAATGCGTTTGATATTTCTTCCATTGTTAATCCTTTAGATATAATGAGGCAATTAGCCTGTGTTGTAGCATTGCTACACTATTTAGTAAACACCATAGAACCATCAGAAGATAGCTCTAGCTGATTACATACCAGTTGATGTCCCAAGGATAATTGCACCTGCAATACCTAAAGCCATACCAGCCAATGATGACATTGAATGAGTTTTGATAAGCTCTTTTCTATCGCTATTTGCATACTTAATCACTTGGATAAGCTCTGCATCAGATAGTTCTGCCAGTTCTGCTCTGAAGTATTTGTTTGCTATAGTTCTTGCTCTTTCAGTTCCAATAGTTGAATCTATTGCCATAAGTAATGGTGAAGTAGTAGCAGTTGTTTCCGTAGCAGTTGTATTAGTTGTAGTCGTCATTGTAAAATCCTTTGTGATTTGATTGTTTGTTGCCTTTAGCACAGTAACTCTTGTAGACCATATCAGTGTTGATATCCGTTGTATGTACAAGCTTGGCTTGTGGTGTGTTAGAGTTGGTTGTGTATTGTGTGTTAGCTTGGTTGGTAACGGCTTATGTGTTTGCTGTGGTGTTTGAGGGTTCCTCATAACCCTAGCCTTACCATTTCTCCTACCATCGCATAACAGTGTTAGTGCTTGTAGTAGTAAAAGGAAGCTTAGTACGAATTACTAGCTTAGCATAGGGGGGGTGGTGTGGTTTTAGCCAGTTTCACAGGCTCTGGGGTTGTGGG